ACTTTAGGTGCATCAACAACATCTTTTACAACTGTAGGACAAGTATCATCTTCAGGATATACTTCAGGTGGTAAAGCACTTGTTAATTCTGGTGTTAAAGTATCGGGTGCTGTTGCAATTACAAACTTTAGTAACGTTTCTTTTACTGGTGTAACATTGTCTGCACGAGGTGCATTAATTTATAACGACACAGCAGCAGGTGATCCTGCAGTATGTGTATTAGACTTTGGTGGAACTAAAACAGCAACTGCTGGAACTTTTACAGTTCAGTTCCCAGCATTTACAACTAGCGCTGCAATTATTAGAATTGGTAACGCATAAATTTTAGGAGGCTCAGGTGGCGGACATAACAGTATCTGTATCGTCACCTGGCATCATAAGTTTCGGCCAATCTACATGGAATACAAATAGTTGGGGCGGAGATTCACTTAGCGCATCATTTTCAATAGGTGGTGTTGAATTTGTTTTTGCAAATGGTTGGGGTTCTAACCTTTGGGGACAATTTACTTACGGAATTGTAGGAGACGTAGCTGAAGTTACTGGATCACAAATTAATTTATCAATTGCTTCTGTAACAGCATTCACAGACGTATCAATACCTTTAACTGGTCAACAATTAAATACAAGTATTGCTGGAGCCACAATAACTGCTGACGCAAATATTACAACTACTGGTTCACAACAAAATTTAAATATAACTGGAGTAACTACTGATATATTTACTCCTGCAGATGTTACAGGTTCTCAAATAAATTTAGACGAAGGTTCAGTCACAACAGATATTCAACCTGATGCAGGTTGGGGTAATAATGCTTGGGGTATTGTTCCTTGGGGCGAAGAAAATGATATTGTTGTATCTGTTACAGGCACACAGATTAACACAGCAATTGGTATTGAAGATGTAACTGCCGATGCTAATGTTTCTATTACTGGTTCAAGAATAAATTTAACCGTTGGTAGTGTCGATATAGCAGCAGATGGTAATGTTTCCGTAAACGTTGCAGAACATCTAATTAATATTTCTTTAAATTCAGTTACAACGACAGCTAATGCAAATGTAGATGTAACAGGATCTCGAATAAATATAACACCGGGTCAAGCTGTAGGTGGAACCATTCAAGAAGTTGATGTAACAGGCTCTCAAATTAATGTTTTAATAGGTAATGAAACTACTTCTGCAGATGCTAGTGTAACTGTAACGGGTTCTCAAATAAATATAACACCTGGGGAAGTAACTTATGCTGCTGGTTATGATGTTACAGGATCAAGGATAAATACCCTAATAAATTCAGTGACAATTGTGGGTAGTGCCAACGTAGATGTTACTGGTATACGCTTGAATATTGCTGCTGGTTCTGCTAATGTTACAGCATGGGCAGAAGTACAAACAGGAGCCAATAATACTTGGACTCCGGTTGACTTAGCGGCATAAATGTATTAATTTAATTTAATAGGAGCAAATAATGGCATCAAGTTATTCTACAGACCTCAAAATAGAACTTATGGTCACTGGCGAAAATGCTGGTACTTGGGGCGATAAAACTAATGACAACTTAAACGTAATTCAACAAGCTATTGCTGGATACGGAGAACAAAGTATAGCGGGTAGTGCTCAAACTACAGCTTTAACAATTGCAAATTCACCAACATTATCTGTTGCAAGAAATATCGTAATAAAATTAACAGGAACAATTACAGGAAATCAAATCGTAACAGTTCCATCAGGAATTGAAAAAACTTGGATTGTATCAAATGGTACAACAGGTGCATTTACAGTAGAATTTAAAACAGTTAGCGGAACAGGTACTACTTGGTCTACAACTGATAAAGGAATTAAAATATTATATTCAGATGGAACAAATATAAACGCAGTAGATATTACTACGTTATCTGGAACAGTTGCTTCTGCACAGATAGCAAATCTTGCAGTTACATCTGCTAAACTTGCATCATTTGCAGTAACTGAAGCGAGACTTGCGTCGTTTGCAGTTACAACTTCAAGACTAGCAACAAATGCTGTTACAGCAGTTAAAATTACACAATCGACAATTACACAAGCAAAACTTGCAGCTAACTCTGTAGGATCAAATCAATTAATCTCAACTGGTGTTACACCAGCATCTTACACATCTGCTTCTATTACAGTTGATGCTGATGGTAGAATTACTGCTGCATCTTCTGGATCAGCGGGCGCTGGAGCTTATGAACCAAAACTTGTTGCAATAGGACCTGCAAGTGGAACATACACAAAAAGCCCAGGTGCAAATAGACTTGGAGTTTATTTAGTAGGTGGTGGGGGTGGTGTAGGTACTAGTATAAATAATACTAGAGGAGGAGCAGGTGGATTTGGTTATTATAGTGTTCCCTCTCCAGGTCCTTTTTCTCAACCTTATTCAGTAGGAGCTGCGGGAGCTAACGATTCTACTGGAGGTAATACTAATTTAACAAATGTTGGAACAGCAAATGGAGGAGCGGGTGGACCAAGTCCTGGTATTCCTGGCGATGTTGCTCCAGGAAATGCTCCAGGAGCAACCTTAGATATGAGCGCTACGAATTTATCACCGAGGGGTGGGACTTATGCTTTTTTCGTTGGGGAGGGTGCTGGCGTTGCGGGATCCCCATCGGTGAGTTCTAAGCCTGGTTTAATAGTAATTTATGAAAACACAGGAACTTAAAAATGGCATATTTTGTATTTAGTGCGGAGAATAAAGGTATTTATAAAATTTTTTATAATCAAACATTATTAGATAGTAGTCATGGATTTAATAATAGTTATATAATAAAAGAAGTATCAGATTCTATTTTTAATGATGTAAAATTAGGAATAAAAAGTGTAAGTTTAGATAATGAAAATAATTTAATTTTTATTGATAATTCTACTTTGCCTTATTTTGGTATTAAAAACAAATTAGAAATGATAAAAAAAATTGATTACTATTTAAATTTGGCAGATTCTTTTTTATCGGAAAAATCTAAAACCAATCATCCTGAATATTCTATTTGGGAAAATTTTAGAAATTCATTATTAAATTACAAAGGTTCGGAAGAATTAGATAATTTAAATTATCCTTTAAATACGAGCTTTTTACAATTTTTTGAATCAAAAGGAATAACAGTATTAAACGTTTTACAAATTCCATAAAATTTGTTATTTCTTAACAATGTCTGAAAAAGAAATAGAGTTTAGTGCTCATGAAGACTATTTTGCATTACAAGAAGATTATCCTACCCCTATAAAATTAAATATACCTGAATGGTATAAAAAATTAGAACATTCTGCAGAAAAAAAAACTATAAAAGGATGCATGCCTTTTTTAGATACTTTAACGACTGGTTATTTATTAAAACTACCACAAGATTTTTATATTAAACATAATATTGAAAACAACAAAGGACAAAAAGATTCGTTTCACAAGTTTCCTTCATATGAATTTTCAGATTTTATAACTGCTAAACAAATGAGTTTGAATACATCGCCAGAAGAGGTACATCCATCTTTTCAACTTGAAGGATCCCCCCTTGTTGAAAAAAATAAAAATTTACCTTTTTATAAAATAATTAATCCCTGGAAAATAACTACACCTAAAGAATATTCTTGTTTATTTGTTCCTCCTTTAAATAATGCAGATGACAGATTTTCAATTATTCCAGGAATTGTTGATACGGATCAATATATAACTCCTATAAATTTTCCTCTGGTTATTAATGGTGATAAATATCCTATTTTAGAAACAACAATTGAAAAAGGAACTCCTTACGTTCAGGTAATACCTTTTAAAAGAGACAATTGGAAAATGACCGTAAAATCTATTGGACAAAATGAAATGCAAAGAAATAGAATAAGGCATGCATTAAAAATTTTAAAACAATATAAAGAAAGTTTTTGGGTTAAAAAATCATGGAAATAAAAAATTTTGTAAAAATATATGATGATGCTCTACCCTTGAGTGTTATTGGAAATATTATTCGTTTTTCTAATGTTTCTAAATTTAACGAAGCTTCCATTATTGGAGATAAAAAAGGTAATAATCAAATTAATTTTAATGTTAGAAAAACTTTTACATATCAACTAACAAACCAACATCAAAGCATGTCGACTGTTCATTGGTTTTGTTTATTAAATTATTTTTTTTGGAATTATATTAAAAAATATGCTCAAGATTTGAACATATTAAATTTACCAATATCTCAAATAAACGATATAGCTATTTTAAAATATCAAGATAAAGGTTTTTATACTTGGCATGTAGATCATGCAGCATCTGTTCCAAGATCGTTAAGTTGTATTTTACTTTTAAATAATGATTACGAGGGTGGAAACCTTTGTTTCAAAAATCCAAATGGATCTGAGGAATGGGAAGTAGAAGTTAAACCAAGTAGAATGATTATTTGGCCAAGTAATTTTTTGTATCCCCATACAGTCAAACCAGTAACGAAAGGAACTAGGTATTCAGTGGTAGCATGGGCACTATAAAAGATTTTAAATATAAATTAATTAAAAATTTCTTAACAATTGAAGAAATAAAATTATTAACAGATTATTGTAGAATAAAACACAGATTAAATTTTGATTCTTTTGACTTTGTTCAAAATGATAATGGGGATACAAAATATTATGCAGACCCATTAATGGAATCTTTAATGGTTAATAAATTAGACTTAATGCAAAAAGAAACTGGTTTAGAATTGCTACCAACATACGCATTTTGGAGAATGTATTCAATGTTTGCAGATTTAAAAAAACATAAAGATAGACCATCCTGTGAAATAAGTGTTACTGTTATGATTGGCTCTGATGGAACACCTTGGCCAATATATATGGATGGAAAAGAAATTAATATGGAACCAGGAGATGCAGCAGTATATTTAGGATGTGAAGTAGAACATTGGAGAAAAGAATTTAAGGGAGATTGGCATGCACAAAC